TGCGCCTTGATCGCGGTATCGTAAGCCGCCACATCGAGGTCAAACGACGTGAAGCTGTCGAGGGCGTCAAGCAGCGTGTTCGCCGTGATCCGCTTGGTTTCGTCGGCCCCGGCCAGGCCAAGCGATGCCGCCCGGACGCCAGACCATTTCCCGGCGAGATGCAGATACCGCTTCACGTCCTCGGCGGGGATAGGACCCCGCTTGTTCTTCGTGTTCAGCGCCAACGCAGCCGCGGCGTCCGACAGCCCGTTATAGGCTGGCAGGTCGAGTTCGGTTCTAAGGATCGATGCCATCACTCACCCATCACTTCCTGAATTGATTCCGTCGCCTTGCCCTTCGCGTCACGCACCAGTTTGGTCCGCCGCGGGGCCCGGATCAGTTTCGCCAGCGTCTTGGACGACTCGTCCTGCTTCGCCGTCAGCGTGTCGAGCGTCTTGGACAGCTTAGCCATCCCGCCCTCAACGCCCTTCAGCCCGGTCAGGTCAATGATGGGCTTGCCGGCCTGTTCCCGAGCCAGCTTCGACATGCCGATGGACTCATCCAAGGCCAACTCGGCGCCCTTGGTGATCCGCTTGGTTTCCTCCTGGGCGAAGGCGATACGCTCGCGGGACGCGATTTCCTCCATCGTAGTGCGCTCGCCGCTCTCGATTTCGGCCGCCGTCTTGGCCGCGTCCTTCTGGATTTTGGCCTGCTCGACCTGAGCCAACACGATGGTGTTCGGGTCAGGCTTCGGCTCTGGCGGCTGCGGCGACCAATCCTTCGGGTCACTGAAGAACCGTTCTGGACCCGGCAACCCAGTGGCCTCGGTAAGCACGTCGAGGGCGTTGTAGAGGTGTCTCGGCGTCACAATCGGGTTCGGGCCGAAGTCATTAATCACCTTCTCCTGCATCCCAAGGATGCTGGCGGCGAAGTTAATATCCCGCTCGCGGCTGCCCGTGCCCAAGCCGGTGTTGATGGCGATGTCGGAGTCGATCAACGCTTGCCACTGCCGCGGGTCGACCACCTGCGGCTCGTCGGCGAACTGAACCGCCCGCTCGAAGGTCTGGTAACGGACGATGATGTTGAGAACCCCCCGGAATAGTTTGGTCACGCCACCATCGGCGAACAGCCGGGCGATCATCTCGACCTTGCCCGTGGACGCCGCTTGAGCCAGTAGCGCCGTCGTCGCCAATTGCTTGGACAGGGTGTCAGCGTCCATCCCCGCAGACGCCCGATTGATGCCTGAACGCTGCTCCGCGATACGCTCGAAATACTCCAGCCCGGCGAGGGCCGATTCGGACACGTCAGCGGTGCGTATCTCACGAATTGCCCCCGGTTGTTTCACCAATACCGGCGCGCCAGGCGCCATGTTCATGAGCTGATCCGGGCGGATGATCCAATCTTGGACCACCTCGCGCTGCGGGGTGTTCGACAGGTACAGGGAATCCAGGTACTGCCGCGTGACCGCGGTCTGAACCCGCTGGACCCCGACCAAGTCATCGGCGGGGCACCGCCCGTGCCATTGATGGGGCAGCGGATTGGGGCAGATGTCAGCGAATACGACCTGATAGTCGTATGGCTCCATCGTCATGAGCATCACCTTGCTGTCGCCCCCGGCGGCCTTGAAATAATATTCCTTCAAGCCCGAGCCGTCGTAGTCGCATTTTACAATTCCCTCGTGAATCGTGACTTCCTTCAGCATGGGATCGCTCTGGGTATTGCGTGGCGTGTCGAGGTTCCACTGCTTTCCGGTATATTTCCGCGACCAAGGCGAGTAAGTCCGATGGGTCGGCAGCTTCTTGAGCGCCTCGGGGTCGTACCCTTCGGCCACCAGATCGCCCACGAGCGCCCCGTAGCGCCTGGACTTCAAGATGGCGTCCTCGAGCGTCCGAGCGTCACGGGAGATACAGAAATCCTCGGGCGGCACGTTCTCGAGGCAGCACTTCGACTTGTCGATCTGGGTCCGCAGCTGGACCGAGTGCGTCCTGACCTGGAACGTGCCCATAGGCGTGGTCTGCATCGCCGTGGCCTCGGTGTGCCCGATCACTTGGTCATTGGGCCGCTGCTGCAACAGCGCGGCGAACTCGTCATCCGACAGGCCCTCGAACGTGTCGTCGCGGTAGTCGGTTTTGGTCTCCCACCACGCCATTACCACGCCGTTCTTCTGCACCGTGGCGTCGAAAAACCATTGGTAGAACAGCCTGGTGGAGTCGTTGTCCTTCCGGAACACAATCTCGGACACGTACCGGCTGGCGAGCTTGCAGACTTCCTTGGGCACGCCGACGCGCGGCAGGTATTCCCCCATCGTCCGGGCCGACGTGAACACGCGCATCAGGCTCGGCAGCAGCATGTTGATATACGTCGACACCGTTGGCTCGATGACGCTTGATCGCTTCGGCGGCGCCGTCATGTCGTCCATGATCGAGTTGTAGTATTCCCAATTGCGCTGCCGGTCGGCCGCGATGGCGTCCGTCGTGTTGATGTGGGTCAGAGCGTCGCCGATCTCCTGCTGAAGCAGGGTCTCGACCTGTTGCTGCGACATCTGTTGCATCTGTTCCATCACGCCACCCGCCACTGCGCCTCGAAGTTGATGATCTGGTCGGTCCACTGAGGTTTCGACGTGGACTTGAGCCCGGTCGCCAGGATGCGGAAGGCATCGGCCGCGTGCGAGGTCCAGTCATGCAGCGGCTTGGGCCGGAAGGTCTTGCCCCTGTCATCCCAGTCCCGCCGGTATTGCTTCAGCGCCTCGACGCCGCGCGCCGTGTTAACCTTGTCGAACCAGCATCGGTTGAGGATGTTCCTGACAGCGTTGATGCCGTCATCAACCCCCAACTTGGGCGCCATCGTGACCTTGATCCCGAGCGTTTCCAGCACCTCGCGCCGGCTCTTGCCCGTGCCCAATTCCCTAGCCTCGACGTCGTGCGGGAACAGGTGGTCGCCGTACACATAGGGCTTGCTCTTGAGTTCCCTAACGTACCAATCAAGCCCGACGCCGGAGTGCTCGACGTAGTCGATCAGGTGAATCTCTTGCCCGACTTGCTGCGCGAACCAGATCGAGGTGCTGTCGCCAATCCCCAAGTCCCAGGCCGTGATGACGTCGGTCGCCTTGTCGTAGGGCACTGAACCGATACGCTTGGCCGCCTCGGCGTCCTCGAAGTCCTTGCCGTAGTACGACCCCATCACCGCGGCTTCAAACGAGCACTCGTATTCGCGGGCGTACTGCTCGGGGGTCAGGTCGCGCCTGGCGTCCTCGAGTTCCTTGGGCGGAAGAATGCTGGTCTGGCTGGCCTTCAACAGCATCGACAGCCAGCCTGGCTCCGTCTTGCTGCGCTCAAACACGCGATAGAACTCGTTGTGGCCGTTGGGCGTGCCGATCCAGATGCACCACCCGTCACGGTCTGACAGCGCCGGGCGCACCACCTCCCATATCCGGGGGTCCATTGTGGCGAACTCATCGAGCACGATGCCGTCGAAATACAGCCCGCGCAGGCGGTCAGCGTTCTCAGCGCCGTACAGCCTGACCCGCCCGCCGTTCGGCAGGTCGACGCGCAGCTCGCTCTCATTGGTCCCGCCGCCGTAACGCAGCAGGGGCTGGGCGAAGTGCTTCAGGTACTCCCAGGCGACGTCCTTGGCTTGGGTGTATTGGGGCGCGATGTAGGCATAACGCGGGTTATCCCGCTTCAAGTGCATGGCGCTACGGAGCAGATCGTTGACACAGGCCACCGTCTTGCCGGCGCGGCGATGCGCTACCACGCACGAGAAGCGTTCGCGCCGATTGTGCAGCGGCACAAACGCATCCCGAGGGGCGTAGTCGATCCCTACGGTAACGGTTTCAGTTCGGTATTCGTCGGCTTCCACGTTGTCTCCAACAGTAGGCGCATCGGCCCGCCGTCCTCGTCACCGGTGAGAAATTGCTGTTGCGGCGCCTTACCCTCGCATCGGTCGGCCACTTCCTTGATCGCTTGCGTATCGCCCTCGAGCGCCTTGCTGACCAATTGGCCGACAATGCGATCAAGCTTGGTTTTCGTGCGCCCCGGCGCTTCCTCGTCATCGCGCAGCGCCATCATCAGCGCTTGGCGAAACGGCTTCTCGCGCAGTCGACCGCTTGGGTTTCCAGATTGTCCGGGTTGGAATGTCATG